GAATATATTTTCCCGTGCGCGGGCGCGAGCTGTACATTGGAGTAAGGCTTGGCGGGCTGCGCCATCATGTTGGCAATTACCCCGTGAAGTAACCCGAGGCCGAACTGCTGGAGTATCCATTCCGGGAATTCCGGGTAGCCATCGCGCTGCACCGGATCGATAATGCTGAGTGCCACCGTAGCGGCATATGTTTCGGCGTTGCCGGGTGGGGTCAGCAACGTGATTTCGCCGGGCGTATCCATCACCACGTTGCTGCGCCGGATGCCGTCTGCGTTGACCACACCCATCAACCGAACAATTACCGAGACACTCTCAGGCTCGATATAGTAGATCGTCCCTGCCGGGTCCGTCGCGTTCACATCAAACGGAACGTCTTCGATCCAGATCGAGGAGTCCCGAAAGAAGCGGTCCAGTACGTTGTAGAACTCCAGCAGGATCGCGCTATCCAGCGACCCCGGAAGGGCGTTGCGCGCGTTCTTGATCAGGCGGTCGGTTGCATAACTCATTGCAGTGTCAACAGTTGCTGGGTGAATTTCTGAATGAACGCGCCCGCGCGCGCATCCTGTGTATCCTCTTCGTCGCGTAGCTGGGCATAGCCTACCATGAAGAACAGGAAAGCGACGCGGTACTGCACGTCCATCGCGAACGCGGTGCCTGCCACGATGTCGGTAACAGCGAACTGCGGGATAGCGGTCACCTCCATGAACAGGTCCGGCCGGTTCCGTCGGGCCGTCATGATGGCGAGATTGAGCGCGCTGATCAGATCATTATCGGCATAGCGATAGGTCGGCGTCATGTCCTGCAACAGGACCCGCGCTTCGGTGACGTACTGGGTCACGGTGTCAAGCGCCATCGGTTTGCCTCCGCTGAGCAGGCGACTGGGATACCCAGCCGCCTACATCACTGTGGGCCTTAACCGGCGACGATACACGACTGTATGATTGCCGTCGGATCGACAACCTTGTAGCCAAACACCTGCAGACCCCTCATCAGGGTGCCGAAGGTCTGCTCTGACCGGATGGTCTCCATCTTGGTCATCTGCGACGCGAACGTAAGCCCGTGCGCGTGCCCCGCATACATCAGGTACTCGCCCGCGACCAGACCGGCAGCGACGCCGCTGGGAAGCAGGTTCGATGTATAAAGGGTGAAGCGATCCACCATGCCAATGCGGCCATTGCGCAACATCGAGGTGGCATCGCCCGACAGATAGGCTTCGCGGAGTTCCGACATCTTGATCAGCGTCGCCGCCCACGTCGGCAGCACTACCCAACGCCCCGTCTCCGGGATGTTCTGCTCATCGAGGCACTGCCCCATGCGCAGGATAGCGTCGACGATCTCAACCTTGCCCGCCGTAGGCGAGCGCGCCACCAGTGCAAGCGGCCCGGTGGAGGTAACACCAAGATTGATGTTGCCGCTGATCTTGCCCGCGAGGCCGCCACGGTTGGCGGGTGACGCGGCCTGATCCTTCAGATCGAGGAGCACCTTGGTGTCGATGGTGATCTTCATCTGCTCGGCGGCGTCGTCGGACCACATCGAGAGCAGGTTAAGATCGCTCTGGATATCCATGACGTCATCGAGGATCGTATTGAAATACTTGCCTTTGTCGATCAGCAGATCGAGGACGTTGCCGGACGGACGCTCAACCAGCAGCGATTGGTCGGCGCTGTAGTCGCGGATCGTGATCGTCGGCTTGGTGCGGATACGCACCTTATCGCCTTGGTTCTTGATTTCCCCCTCATAATCGGTGTTGCTGATCGCCGCGAGCACGGTGCTCGCATAGAACTTCTCGACCAGTTTGCCCGACCAGATTTCAGGGATGAAGCCGGTAGTACCTAGGGTGTTACCGGCAATGGTGAACGGGTAGGCAGACGTACCAAGCGTACTGCCAGTCGGCGCAATAGGATAAGCGGGTGTGCCATAAGGCATATGAGTGACTCCCAGCGAGAAGGATTACCGGATGCGCCCCTCCCGCTCAGCAGCGAAAATCATCTCTTCGAGCTGCGCTTTCTCTGTCTCACGGCCACGGTAACGTCCGGCAGCCGAGTCGGCATAGAACTGGGATATCTGAGCGCGGGTGATGATCGGCTTCTCAGCAGGGACCTGAGTGGTCGCTGAAGTCTTGGCTCTGCCCGGTGCGGCGAAGTCCTCCAGTGAGAGCCTGCCGTTTTCTGCGGGAGGCTGTGACTGTTGACCCTGCGGGACCAAGGCAGCCTCTTGATCAAGGAAGCCTTTGAAAAAGGAAAGCACACGGGGAGAATTATTCTGCGCGTATGCGGTCCTCAATAACTCATGCTTAATAGCACCGGAATACATGTCCGGCAATGCCAGCCACGCATGGAAATCCGGCAGCACGTTGATGTCGCGCCACTGCGGCAGCGCGCGATCCAGCGCCGCCTCCATCTCAAACCGGCCGCGCTCCTGCTGCTGTTTGGCGGTGCCCTGAAACTGCGCCTCCAGATTTGTGAGCTTCTGCCGCAGCGCGGCGACTTCGGGATTGAACTCTTCCTTGGCTTTCTTGGCGACGACGCCCAAGAACTCCGCGCCGTACTCGTCGACTTCCTCCTTGGTAAGTAAGCTCTGCGGACGTAGTTCCGGGGGCGTCTCCTTCACCGGCTGCTGCATCGACGCGATCAACTGCTGCATCGACGCGATCTGCGCACTCATACCCATAACATCGTTTTCAGCGCGTTTGTACCGGCCTTCCATTGCCCTGTACCGGCGTTCCCACGACTCTTCTTCTGCTACCGGAGCAGGAGGCGGCGGGGGTTGCGTGCCGGGGGACGGCGGCTGTGACGGCGGCGTTGGGAACGTCGGCTCTGCCGGGGGAGGCGTCGCAGCACCGGGGGCGGGCTCTGCTGGAGGTGGTTCTACCGGGGGCGGCTCCTTCGGCTGACCCGCCTGTGCGCGGAATGCGGCGTCCGCCGCTTCTACCTGCTTCCGCACTGCCGGGGGGATGAAGGTGTTGGGGTCGTCAACCAGTCGTGGCTTCGGTGCCATCATTCACTCCTTAGGGCCGCTTGGCGGCCATGTTCTCGGATTTGCGGCTACAATTCTCCAGAGTGCGGTACAGCGTCTGCAGCGCTTGCGCGCGCCCCTGTGCGATCTGGACCATGTCGACGGGCGCTGCGACCATCTCCACACATCTCTGATCGGCGTAATCATAAAGCGCAGCGTGAAACTTGGTCCATGCTTCAGGCGCTACACGTGCAAGCGCGGCAGCAGCCAGAATTATATTCTTGTCATTCAATACTTCACCTGTGCCATCTGCATCACGCTAGGCGTAGCGAGGGCACCCTCGCCACTCGGCGTCACTTTCGCGTAGTTGTTGATGCTGCGCTGCCACGCTTCACCACTCGTAAGCTTGTTCATGGCATGGCGATTGGGAAGCATCTCCTGTTTGCTCCCCTTGCCAGCGTGTTTGATGATCTGCGGTTTCATGCTGCGTACACGCTCTGCGTACCGGACTGCGTACCGGTCGTAACAATCGATGCACCGCCCGGCGTAGCGGAGAACTGGAACGTACCAGCCGGTGGGCCGCCGACGGCGCTGACGTAGTAGGTAGTGCCCGCGACGATGCCGGTCGGCAGCGCGCCCGTAGTGAAGAACTTGAAGGCTTGGTTCGCCACCCAGCCATGGGTCGCCAGCGTGACGACGCCGGGCGACGCGATGCTGATCGTAACCGTGCGCATGTTGATCTTGCCCTGCAGCGTGATCAGCTTGGCCGCCCAGTCCTTGCGATCCATCAACCCGGTGAGCCGCTGGCCGACGGGGATGCCCGCCGCGATCTCCAGCGCCTTGATCTTCCCGGCGACGTCGCCGTCGTCCAGTCGCAGGTTGACCGGCGTGATGCTGGCTCCGGTCTGGGCCAGCGGAATGACCTTCTCGAAGTCATTGTCGTCGATCCTGAGATAAGCGGTAACTGCGGGCATCGTGCCCTCCTTTGCCTAAAGCAAAACTATTATTTTGTAATGTGCTTGACGGCCCACATGACCGCCTCCTCCACTTTAGTGACCGCCAGCGATATCTCGCGTGAGCTACCGAGGGCTTGGCAGTGCTGGAGGAACTCAAGACCTAGGTCCTTGGTCCGCTGCATCTGCGCTTTCTCGGCTTCATCGAGCACGCGGTACTCGTGCCGCAACACGTTGTTGGCGACACGTTCATCGGATGTCGACTTCATTTGCCGGTCACTCCGGAGCGGCGCGGGCCAGCGGTCTGCTTGCCGAACATGTGCCCGGAGCCGCCCTTGCCCCACTTGCCGCCCGACGAGGTGTCGCGCTTGCCGGTCGAGCCGTTGTTCAACGACGCCTTGTTTCCGGCATGCTGCTTGCCGAACATGTGCTTGTTGCCACCCTGCACGAATTTCGGGGTGCTGCTCTTGGTAACTTTCGCCATAACACTCTCCTATCCTGCGCCACCTTGGACGCTGTTGGTACGTGGTCCCTGATCGCCGTTCATGATCGGGCCACGCTGTCCGCCCTGCGCCTGCGCCGCCTGCTGCTGTATCTGCGCCTGCTGCTCAGCCTGCTTCTGCTTGGCTTTGATCTCGTCATCGGTCGGCACGACGGTTTCACCGTCGATACCGATGCCGTTCGCCAC